TCTCGATCTACGTCTTCGACCGGATGCGTAAGCAGGATGCACAGGTGTCCTCTGTGCTGCGCGCGGTCACCTCCCCGATCATCCGCACCAGGTGGGAGCTCGACGGCACCGGCTGTCGTCCCGGGGTGACGGCGTTTATCGCCAGCAACCTTGGACTGCCTGTCAAGGGCGTCGATCCCGGCGAGGACAACGCGGCCCGTCTGCGTGGCCGTGATCGCTTCTCGTGGTCCGGGCACGTCAAGTCGGCCCTGTTGTGCCTGCCGTTCGGGCACTCGATCTTCGAGCAGGTCTACCGCTATGACGTGCAGGGCATGGCGCGGTTGCGCAAGCTCGCACACCGGCCGTCTCAGACGATCAGCCAGGTCAACGTGGCCCGCGACGGGGGGCTTGTCTCGATTCAGCAGGTTGCGCCAGGCACGTGGCCGATGGGGCCGGCTGTCGGGCTCAATCCGGGCGACACGACCATCCCGGTCAACAGACTGGTGGCCTACGTGCTCGACCGCGAGGGCGGGAACTGGCTTGGCAGCAGCATCCTGCGCCCTGCGTACAAGAACTGGCTGCTCAAGGACCGGGCGCTGCGTTCCTGGTCGACTTCGATCGACCGCAACGGCGTCGGTGTCCCGATCTATGAGGCCGCGGAGAGTGAGGCCAGTCTCGAGGCTGGCAAGGCCATCGCCACCCAGGTTCGCGGCGGCGACAACTCCGGCGCGGCCATCCCTCACGGCGCAGACCTGACCATGAAGGGCGTCGAGGGACTCACCGTCGACATCGACAAGTTCGTCCGCTACCAGGACGAGCAGATCGCCCGAGCGGTACTCGCCCACTTCCTCAACCTCGGCACCCAGACCGGCTCCTGGGCCTTGGGGTCGACCTTCGCCGACTTCTTCACCCTCTCGCTGCAGGCGATCGCCGAGGACTTCCGCGACACCGCCAACAGTCACGTGGTCGAGGACCTGGTCGACATCAACTTCGGCCGCACCGAACCCGCCCCCCGGATCGTCTTCGACGAGATCGGCACCCGCGGTGGTGTCGGCGACGAGCTCGACACGCTGCGCAAGGCGGCCGGGCTCGAGGACGACAACAAGCTCGCCGACTTCCTGCGTCAGCACGTAGGCGGCACCACTACCGACACGGCAGGAGCAGCTTGATGACGCACCAGCCGATCGTCCTCCCCTCGCCCGTCGCGGCGGATGCGCCTCAGTACCGCTACTGGGGTCGACAGAAGCCAGACGAGGCCATGACCCGGCTCGCGCTGGCCTCTCCGCGCCTCTCCGTGGACAGCACCAAGGCGACGCTGCGCATGTATGGCCCGATCGACGACTGGGGCGGCATCTGGGGTGTCTCCGCCAAAGAGGTCGCCGCCGCGCTGGACTCTCTCGACGACACGGTCACCGAGATCCAGTTGCGCGTGAACTGTCCCGGCGGGTCCTGCTGGGAGGGTCTGACGATCCTGAACCTGCTGCGCGCCCACCCCGCGAAAGTCACTGCAGTCGTGGATGGAATCGCCGCGTCCGCCGCGTCCTTCGTGGTGACCAGCTGCGACGAGCGGGTGATGAGCCCCGGGACGCAGATGATGATCCACTGCTCCTCAGCCATCGCCTATGGCACCGCCGAGACGATGCGCAAGGCCGCGACCATCAACGACAAGATCGACACCTCGATGGCCGAGCTGTACGCATCTGCGGGTGCCGGCAAGGTCGCCGACTGGTTGGCTCAAATGCAGGAAGAGACCTGGTACACCGCGTCGGAGGCCGTAGGGGCCGGTCTGGCGGACCGTGTCGCGGTCGTCCCCGACGTCGGGCAGGCCGTCACTGCGGGCGCCGAGGACCCCGACGAGGTAACCCCTGCGCCAGATCCCGAGGCCGTCTTCGACCTCTCGATGTATCGGCACCCGGGGCGTTCCAAGGCCCCGGCACCTGCGGCGGTCCTCACCGCCACCCACAATCCCCCGAGCGCGTCCGCGGTCGGGTCACCCCCCACTCAGGAAGGGAGTCCCGCCGTGGCGTTCAGCGACGAGCAGGTCACCAACATGAGGCAGAAGCTCGGCATCGCCGAGGACGCGGACGAGACCACCATCCTGGCGGCTCTCGACGAGGCCCTCGACGAGCGGCTCGAGCCTGCCGCCACCGCGACGACCCCGGAGGTCCCCGAGGGCCACGTCGTCGTCCCCAAGGCCCAGATCGGCGACCTGGAGCAGCGTCTCGCGACTCTGACCCGGCAGGCCGAGGCTGGCGCCGCCGCCGCCGAGGAGCTGCGCGTGCAGAAGCGCGACGCCTTCCTCGACGCCAACCGCGGCAAGTTCGCCCCGGTCAATCGTGACGCCTGGGCCAAGGAGTTCGACCGCGACCCCGAGGGGACGCGCAAGCACTTCGAGGAGGCCCCGGAGATCATCCCCACCGCCGAGGTCGGCCACGAGGTGGCGCCCGAGGCCACCGCCGAGGACGACGGCTGGTTCCCCGGCTACACCACCACGATCGTGAAGGAGTCCTGAGATGGCCAACGAGAACCCGGGCATCTACGCACCCGGCCAGGACCTGAGTGCACACTGCTCCGGGGCCGTCACCGGCAAGCGGTTCCTCGCCATCACCGGCAACCGCCAGACCGCAGACGGGTCGAACAACATCACCGTGGCGCACGCCACGGCCGCCGGCCGGGTCTGTGGCGTCTCGAAGTACGACGCAGCATCCGGCGGCAAGGTCGGGGTCGCACGGGGCAACAGCCGCGTGACCCTCGTCAACGCCGGCGGCAACATCGCCGCGTTCGCGGAGGTCGAGGTCGGCACCAACGGCCAGGCCGTCACCAAGTCCAGCGGCGTCGCCGTCGGGTACGCCGTCACTGCCGCCACGTCGGGCGACGACGCCGAGATCAGCCTCTACTGAGGCGGAAGGAACACTCAACATGGTCACCAACCAGGTCACCTTCCCCCTCGGCGCACCCAGCGTCTCGGGGAGTCAGCTCACTGTCGACCTCGCGCTGCAGCAGCCCACCCGGGTCTCGCGGCGCATCGCCGACCTGTCCCTGCAGAACTTCATCGTGAGCCGGATCTTCGCCCAAGGCGGCGGCGTCTCCGGTGGCGCGGTCATCTACGACCAGGCCACTCTCAACGAGCTCTACCTGGACCGTGACGTCGAGCGCGTCATGCCCGGCGACGAGTTCCCGATCGTGGGTTCCTCGCGGCCGACCCCCAAGGTCGCCTCGGTCGAGAAGTACGGCGGCAAGTTCTACGTCACCGACGAGGCGCGGGACCGCAACGACGTCGCCTACTTCAACAACCAGGTGACGATGCTGTCCAACACGATCGTGCGGAAGGTCAACACCCGCACGGTCATCGAGCTCGAGGCGGCCATCTCCGCGGTCGGCTCGGACGCCACCTTCGTGGGTCACAACTGGGGCACGGTCGTCACCGGCGGCTCCAGCCAGACCAACAACACGGGCTGGCCGGCCGCAGACGTCGCCAACGCCCAACTGGTGGCCGACGTCGACGAGCTCGGGGTGACCTACGACGTCTGGATCGTGAACCCGAAGCAGAAGTTCCAGTTCAGCGTCACCTACGGCGACAAGGCCATGGCGGCACTCAGCGCCCTAGGCATCCGGGAGATGTACGCCTCCAACCGGGTCGCCAACGGCACCGCCTACGCCGTGGCGTCGGGCCAGGTCGGTGAACTGCGCATGGAGCAGCCGCTGCGCACCGAGACCGAGCGTCAGGTTCCGAACGAGCGCACGCTCGTCCAGTCCTCGATCCGCCCGGTCATGTACGTCACCAACCCCTACTCGGTGAAGAAGATCACCGGTCTGGACGGCTGAGCATGGGCAACCAGCACTCCGTACAGGTGGCGCACGCCTCCTTCTGGTACGTCGACCCCGACGGCGCCCATCGCTGGGCGCTGCGGGGCGACAAGATCGAGGTGGGCGACGCCGACTTCGATCGCGGGGAGAAGGCGGGCGCGTTCGTCACCTCCGAGAAGGAGGAGTCCGACCTCGCCTACGACCCGAAGACGGCCACCATCGAGCAGGTCCTCGACTTCGTCGGAGCGGATCGCGAGCGTGCCGTCCAGGCGCTCGACCACGAGCAGAGCAAGGGCAACAAGGCCCGCACCACGCTCGTGGAGAAGCTCACCGCAGTCGCAGAGGGCTGATCCTTGCCCACCACTGACGACTTCCCGCTGTTCGGGGAATACGAACTCACCCAGTGGCTCGGCTATGAGGTGAGCGCGGAGCGGGCGTCATGGGTGGAGCAGGTGGTCTGGGGCTGGCTGAAGCCGGTGCTGGGGCTGGACTCGCGTCCCGACCCGGTGCCACCCGAGGTGTTCTCGTGGGCGATCGAGCTAGGTGCGATCGGTCACGAGAACCCTTCCGGGCTCTCTTCTGAGCAACTCGGCCCCGCGCTGCGCAACTTCTCCTCCGAGCGGAGAGCGGAGATCCTTCAGCTCGCCGCAGACGGTGGCTCGACCAAGGCGTCGTTGACCCCGGTCGGGTCTTTCCCGCCGGCGACGTGCTACCCGGACCCGGCGCAGACCCTCATCTACCGCTACTGGTGAACCCATGTTCCCGACACGGCTGACGCTGCAGGTCAAGCGGTACGCAGCAGGCGCAGAGAATGCCCGGGGCAACGCTGCCGTCGGGTACGCCGACCCGGTGGACTGGTCGGTGCATTCGGTTCTGCCCGGCGCCGGAGTCTCGGCCACACGGGCAGGCAGGGCCGGCGAGGAGCCGCTCCAGCCGAACCGGGACCTGTCCCTGATCGACTACACGGTCCTAGCGCCTGACGATGACAACGTTCCCACCGAGCGTGACCTGGTCGTCTACGGCGGCGACGACTACGAGGTCGACGGCCGGCCTGATCGATGGGGTGACGCTAACCCCTGGGGCGGCCCGTTGGCGCCCGCAGTGGTCCGCCTACGTCGCTCGGAGGGTTGAGTCGTGATCGAGGTCACCGTCAACGAGGCCGCCGTGCACCAACTGATGCACGAGTGCATCGGGATCGTCTCGGCCCGCGGTGCGGCGGTCGCGGCCGCCTGCAACGCCGAGTCGTCCTGGGGCGGCTATGAGTCCGCGGCCGAGGTGACCGACATCGGCGCCATGGCCGTGGTGTGGAGCATCGGCGACCATGACGACGAGGCGCGCCAGAACAGGCTCGTCATGAACTTGGGGGCTGGCGGGTGACCACCGCCCTCGCCCCCGCCGACATCGAGGTCGCGCTGGTCGCGTTCCTCCCCGGCGCCGCCACGCATGTCCCCAACCCGCGACCGCCTGGCGGGTTCACCCGGGTCACCCGCGCGGGTGGCGACCGGCAGAACCTCATCCAAGGGGTCACCCGGGTACTCGTCGAGTGCTTCGACCCTGACGAGGGCGCTGCGTTCACCCGAGCTCAGACCGCCTGGGCCAAGCTCAGCGTCGCCCGACAGTCCTACCTCGCCGACGGCGTGTGGGTCACCCGCGTACAGCTCACCGACCCCGTCAACTATCCCGACCCCGAGACCAAGCTGCCGCGCTTTCAGTTCATCGCCTCGCTCACGTTGAGCCTGACCCCTGTGGAGATCCCATGAAGACCGTGTATCACCCGACCCTCCCTGCGACCCAGGAGGTTCCCGACGAGGACGTGCCTGCATGGGTGGAGCAGGGCTGGCGAAAGACGCCCCCGAAGGGCGTCGAGAGTTCCGATCCGACCAGTGACAAGCAGAAGGGCGCCACCTCATGACTCAGACCGCCGCCAACGTCCTCGCAGGGTCCCCGCTCGTCACCGGCGGCATCCTCGCCGCCCCGAAGGGCACTGCCCTGCCGACGGATGAGACCACGACGCTCAACGCCGCCTTCAAGGCCCTCGGCTACGCCAGCGAGGACGGCCTCGCCCCCTCCGGTGACGCCTCCTCGCTCAAGGACATCGTGGCGTGGGGCCAGGACATCGTGGCGTCCCTGACCGACACCAAGTCCGTCACCCGCTTCAAGTTCACCCTCATCGAGGCGCTGAATCCTGACGTGGCCAAGTTCATCTACGGCGCCGGCAACGTCACTGTCACCGCCGCGGTCTCCGGCACGTCGGGCACCAAGCTCGCGATCCTCGACAAGGGTGCTGATCCCGACATTCAGGCGTTCGCATTCGAGATGAGGTATCAGGGTAAGAAGGCGCGGATCATCGTGCCCCTGGGGCGCCCGAACATCACCGCCGAGCTCGCCTGGGCCGACTCCGACGTCACCGGCTACGAGGTCGAGCTGACCTGCCTACCGGACTCGAGTGGAAACCGGACTTACCGGTACTACGCCAACGACGACTTCTGAGGCTCCCCGGGGGCGTTCAGTGCCGCGTTAGCAGGTAGTACCAGCCGACGGCGGCCGCCGCTGAGAGTGTCGTCACGAGCGCGCCACCTCCAGGGGAGCGCCGCAGCATCCCGAGTCCGATCAAGAGACCGACGATCGGAAGCGCGACGGCAAGGAGGACGCCGGCGGTGGTCTCTCCCCCGGAACGTAGTGGGTGCTCGCTCATGGTCCCCACATCCTCACACGAACGCCGGACTGTGGGTAGCGGTCAGGCGAGTCCCCATGATCAGCCGGGGCGGGGTGCCATCGCTGGCCTGCCCCGTCCCGGCGTCCCTTTCATTCCCCGGCCAGCGCGATGACCAAGGAAAGGCCAGCGAGATGACCACGAAACCCGCCCCGAAGCCCGACAACGATACTCCCGCTGACGGGGGTGAGCAAGAGGCTGAACAGGGGTCGACCACCGTCACGGTCAACGACCACGAGTATGTCGTCACCGACACTGCCCGCGACGACTTCGAGCTCATGGACGACATCGAGGAGATGATCCGCACCGGAGATGGCGGTCGAACGCCAGCGATCATGCGCCGCATCCTCGGCCGTCAACAGATGGCGGCCGCGCTGGAGCGTCTGCGAGATGAGGAGACCGGCCGCGTCCCTATCGACGCCGGAACGGGCTTCGTCATGGATCTATTGAAGGCACTGAACCCAAACTGATATCGCTCGCGGTGCTGTTGGTCAAGCATCGCGGGCATCTTGCGGCGGACCTTCACCGATTCCACGGGATCCGTCTCGCTCAGGTTCGGCGCTCGGGCTACACGCCCGGCGAGCTGGCCGACTACGCCGCCAACCTGCCGCCGGACGGCGCGGTCGCTCGGGCTGTCAACCCCGACTGGGCGCTGACCCCGGAGGCGTTCCTGCTTCGTGAGATCGAGTACGGCGTCCGGATCCTGGTTTGGCAGCAGACCGCCGACGGGCACCGCAAGGATCCGCAGAACTACCCCAAGCCGACGCCGCTCACGCACGCCGAGATCGAGGCATCCACGGCCTCCGAGCGGACGTACGACGTCATGAGCATCGACGAGGCCAACGAGTTCCTCGGCTGGCCCACTACGGCGTGACCTATGGATCCGAGGAGGTGACTTGTGGCTGTTGAAGTCGGAACCGCCTACGTCACCCTCAAGGTCGATGGGCGGCAGGTGCCCGCCGGTGTCCAGCGCTCCATGTCGGGTGCCGACCGGATCGCTGCCCAGGCTGGCGCCGCCAGCGGGAAGGCGTTCGGCAAGGGCTTCAGCACCCACACGATCACCACCGAACAGGCTGTCACGCGTATCGGGAAGGCCAGCAAGCGCGCGTTCCTGGTCGGCGCTGCCGGCATCGGCTACGCCGAGAAGAAGGCGGCTGACTTCAACCGCGAGATGGCGACGGTCTTTACCTTGTCCCGCGCCAACACCCGCCAGCAGCAGCAGCTTGCTCAGGCGGCCAAGACGGTCGGCGTCAACATCGGCTACTCCGCGACTCAGTCCGGCGCTGCTGAGGAGGAGCTGATCAAGGCCGGTGTCCGGGTCAAGGACATCATGGGGGGCGGCCTCAAGGGCGCTCTGGACCTCGCTGCGGCCGGGCAGACCGACGTGGCTACGGCTACTGAGGTCGCCGCGTCGGCGATGACCCAGTTCCACCTCAAGGGCGCACAGGTTCCCCACCTGGCCGACCTGCTGGCGGCCGGTGCGGACAAGGCTCTTGGTTCGGTCACCGACCTCGGGCGCGGGCTCGCCCAGGTGGGCACGGTCGCCCACCAGATGAACCTCTCGATCGAGGACACCACCGGAACGCTGGCCGAGTTCGCCCAGAACGGTCTCATCGGTGAGCGCGGCGGCGCAGCGTTCAAGCAGATGCTGCTCCGACTGGCCAACCCGACCAAGAAGAGCGCCGACCTGATGAAGGAGTACGGCCTCTCGCTGTACGGCGCCAACGGGCAGATGAAGACGATGCCGGAGGTCGCCGGCAACCTGCAGCGTGCCTTCGAAGACCTCACCCCGGCTCAGCGCAACGCCGCGCTCGGCACCATCTTCGGGTCCCGCGCCATTCAGGCCGCCAACATCCTGGTCAAAGATGGCGAGCAGGTGAACCGTCGCTGGATCACATCCGTCAACGCCCAGGGGTTCGCCGCCCACCAGGCGGCCGGGAAGATGGACTCTCTCAGCGGCGACGTCTCCAAGCTGAAGGCGCAGCTCGAGAATGCGTTCATCAACGCCAGCGGCAAGCAGAGCTTCCTGCGTGAACTCACCCAGGACGGCATCCGACTGCTCAAGGTGTACAACAACCTCTCGGACTCCCAGCGCAGCTTCCTCAACACCACGGTAGTGCGGGGAACAGAGTTCGCAGGCGCCGTGTACGCCGCGACCAAGATCTACAAACTGGCCAAGAGCACCAGCGAGCTCATGGGGTGGGCCACTGGAACTGCCGGGATCGGTAAGGGGATCGGTAAGGCGGTCGAGGGCGCGGCCTTGGGCCGAGCCACCAAGGGCGTTGTGCCGGTGTTCGTCACCAACTCTGGTTTCGGCAGGGGCGCGGACGTCACACCGGGCGGGTCACGGATCCGCCGCCAGGCGGAACGCAACGCCAGCCGAAGCACCGGGGCACGTGCGGGCGAGGACGCGGGTGCCGCAACCCTCGGGGGCGCACGCCTGGCTGCTGCCGCGACCGTGACTGCTGTGGTGGCCGGCATCTTCGCCGGCCGGAAGTTCAATCAGTCTGCGACGGGCAGTGGCGATCACAACCTGAAGTCGGACGCCAGCAGGGCCTACGACTACCAGACCTCCGGCGGCCTCACGCACGGCCTGATGAAGGCCACCGACCTGCTGCAGACCAGCTCCTATGGCAAGGCGCTGGAGAACATCAAGAAGCTCGACGACCAGTTGTCCAAGGAAGCGAAGTCGAACCCGGCTCTCGCGGTGTCCGATTACCAGAAGGCGCTCGACAAGACCGGGCTCTCGGCGACGGCACTGAACAAGATCCTGCCGAAGACCGCCGATGCGATGACCGCGATGGACCCGAGCATCACCGGGAAATGGGCCACCGGTCTCGTCGGGGACGTCTCGAAGGCCGTCACCAGCTTCTCGCGGTACCAGAAGATCCTGCACACGATCCCCGAGGAGATTCGCTCCTATGTGTCGACTCCCGGGGCGGCGTTGTCGCTCGCGTCGATGCAACGGCTCACGAAGGAGTACAACCTCACCCCCAAGCAGGTCCGCACCATCATGGAGCTGCAGGGATGGTCGGAGACCAAGCAGCGGAT